GGGCTGTTTGCAACTTCGCACGTCGTTGGCATGAGGGCTCACAGCAATGCGTTGTCTTTGGGTAATTGCCAAGAGGTAGCCGCATTGCTTACCGCATCGACCACGACGAACAGCGAGGTCGAAGCACTTACCGCATCGTCAACGCGAATTGTTCTTCGTGCGGGTTCAATCTTGAGCGGGGTCGTCACGATAGCCGGAAACAAAAGCGACGGTTCAGCGGTCGCAAGGTATCAAAGGCAAGTGACGATCAAAAGAGTCGTCAACACCACAAGCCTTGTTGGTTCGGTAATTACGCTTGGAACCGATGAGGCCGCTGGCACTTCAATAGCGATCACAGCCGACGACACAAATGACTCGCTCAAAGTCGGAGTAACGGGAGTGGCTTCCGAAAATTGGAATTGGTCAGTGATGTTTCACGGGCTCGAAAAAAATCTCTAGGCTGATCAATGGCTACACAGACAATCGAATTTCGCTCGCCTCCATCGCAGACAGTAACTCTTCGGCTGTTTGTGCAAGGCAACGACACGCAAGTTGCTTCGGCATCGGCGACCGAAGCGACGAACCGGAAGGGCACTTACACAGCGGCATTCAGTTCGATCGCAGCCGGCGAATATCAGATAATCGCAACCATCGGCACGAGCCCGATAATTCCAGTCGCGAGCGGTTTTGTGACGCTGACGCTGACCACGGCGACTTTTTTTGCGTATGCAAAAGTCCAGCTAATTACGACGCCGCCAACGGCAGCGACAATTGCCGATGCAGTCTGGGACGAGGCCTACAGCGGCCACACAATCGCAGGCACGTTCGGCAAGTTGATGGATATTTTGCGAAAGTCGAACAACGTCATCGAAGGCACGATCTTGTCGAGCCCGACGCCAACGACGACGGTTTTCAAAATCAGCGGGGCAGACTATCCGACAGGTGCTTTAGAGCATTCGGTACTGTGGATGAGCACGGGCACTTCGGCAGAGCAGAACAGCCCGATTCTAACGACCGTCAACAACGGCGACGGCACGTTAACGATCACGCTCGAAGAGGCTTTGGTGACGGCACCTGTTGCGGGCGATACAGTGCTTATCGACCCGACAAGCCATGTCCATGCGATCGCGGATATCGCGTTGGGAATCTGGTCGGTCGCGTCCAGTGCGTACTCAGCCGCTACCGGCACGATGGGGCTGGTGATGTACGCATTTTCGCAGATGCTCGAATTGGTCACGGGTGTGTGGCGGTGGAAAGCAACGTCGTTGAGCCAAGCACCAACGGGAGGTGGGAATAATGTCGTCAACGTCCTTCCTGCCGTTGGCATTTCGGCAGAGCGTCAAGCAGGAGTCGTGTTATCGCCGTTTGTTGGCGAGACCATAACGCAATCAATTACGCTCTATGCTACAGACGGCACTACACCGATCAACTTAAGCGGCAAGTCGCTGGAAATCGTTTTTCAAACGAGAAGCGGAGCCGATGTTGCCGTGATTACAAATGCGAATATTACTGTCAGCGGAACAAGTAGCAACATAGTGACGTTCGCCTATCCTTCGGCCGTAACAACGACAGAGCGGACGCTTAGGGTGTCGCTAAGAGACAATGCGGCACCAAGGACGGTTTACCTTAGCGGGTTGTGTAAGGTGTCTATCGCCCCTGCTGTGGATGCGTGATGCCAGCGTACAAGCTATGTCGGTGCGGTGGGGTGATAGATGAAAGAGCTAGGCCGCTTACGTGCAGTAAGTGTGGCGTAAAGGAAAGGATGAAGCCGAAGACGAACAGCAAGAGCGGAAGCGAAAGAGGCTATGGTTATGATTGGGATCAGTTGTCAAAACGATACAGGGCTAACAATCCATTTTGCCAAGAGTGCTTGAAGCATGGACGGTATACGCTAACGAGAGACGTTCACCACGTTGTGCCTATCGATGTTGACCCATCGAGGCGACTAGATGTGACCAACCTATTGGCAGTGTGCCGACCATGCCATCAACAACTCGACAGAAGAAACCGCCTAGAAAGTAAGCAATGAAAGCCAGCAAATGCACAATAAGTAGGCAGTCTCATGATGAGACGGGGGTACCGCCAACATGCTACCTAGACTACCAAGATAGCCCGGGGAAACCATGCGTAATCGTCCACAAAATTGGGTTTTGTAGCTAGGGTGTTAAAATGGGCAAGGGAAGAAAGCCGATTTCGGCCGAAATCAAAGAGCTTACCGGAGCTTACCGCAAGAATCCGCAGCGTAAAAACGATGCAGCACCAACGGCGGACGGCTCGGAGCCGGAGATGCCGGCATGGTTTGGCGAGCTTGAAACCGAAAAGTGGCTAGAGCTTTGCGACGACCTCGGGAGGCTTGGCGTTTTGTCTTCGGACAATCGGGAGATCCTGGTCGCCTACTGTACGGCTTACGCTCGTTGGCGAGAGGCCCGCGAAAAGGTGAACGAAACTGGGCTTGCGGTTTGGGAGATCGACAAAGACGGCAACAGCAAGCTCAAAAAGAACCCCTACGTTGCCGAAGAGCAAAAGTACCGCGAGCACATGAACCGACTTTTGCCAGAGTTTGGCCTAACGCCAGCAAGCCGACAGAAGCTTAAATCACTTAAGACCGACGAAGACAAGGACGACTCTTTTTCCATGCTGATGGAACGGATGGGCCGTGGTTGATTTTATGCCGGACAGGCTAGTACGCGATTATATCGACGGCGTTTTAAGCGGTCGGCTGGTTGTGTGCTCGTCCGTTCGTGCAGCGGTGCAGCGTCACGTCGACGACCTCGACAAGATCGGCGACGATGACTTCCCGTATTATTTCGACTCATGTGCGGCCGGTGCTTATGTTGATTTTTTTCCGGTCATGCTTTGCCATTCAATTGGCGACAGTGCGGGCAAGCCGTTTACCCTTGAAGCGTGGCAAGCTTTTGGCGTTTGGTGCCTATTCGGCTGGAAGCGGACGTCGGACAAGTCGCGACGTTTTCGCCGATTCTTCTGGTCGATGGCACGCAAGAACGGCAAGAGCACGCTAGGGGCTGGGCTTGCGTTGGCACTGGCCGCAATCGATCGCAACCCGATAACCGGAGGGCCCGAAAGCGTCGCCGAAGTGATTTTGTGCGCGACGAAAAAAGAACAAGTTGAAAAGGTCATGTACGCGGAGATTGAGCGGATGCGAATGAAGTCTCCGCGGATCCTGGAAGCGTCGACGCGGATCAATCGGCAGATCACCTTCGCCCACAATCAAGGGTCGATCCGATGCGTCGGTAGCGACAAGCCCTATGACGGACTAAACCCGCATGCCGTGATCATGGACGAAAAGCATGCTTGGCAAGAATATCACCGCAAATTTTACGATACTATGGTTACGGGCAGTGGTAACAGAGTTCAACCGCTAATTGGTGACTTCACAACCGCTGGAGATGATTCATCAAAGCTTTGGCAGGAGGATTACGATTACGCAACCAAAGTAGCCCGCGGCGACATAAAAGACGAAACGTTTTTTTCATACGTCTTTGAGCTTGACGAAGATGATGAACCGCTTGACGAAAGCAATTGGGTAAAGGCCAACCCAAATATCGGCGTCTCGATCAAAACCGAGTACCTTCGAGAACAAGCGACTAAGGCCCAAGAGTCACCGGCGGCGATGCTTCGGTTCATTCGCTACCACGGAAACCGCAAAGTTAGTAGCGCCGCCCGATTCATCAACCCAGCAGATTTCGACCGGTGCAGGGGGCCGCTATCCGATTGGAAGTCTGCTGATTGCATCACCGCTGGCATCGACTTAGGCGGCCGTGACGACCTCGCATCGCGGGCATCGTGTGCTCGATTCCCACACGATCGCGACGAAGACGGGAAAGACATCTGGCGTTACGAACTAACGACAAAGAACTTCATCGTTGAAGACACGACCCGCGACTTAACTCGGCTGCCGTGGGCCGATTGGATTCACGAAGGGCAATTGAGGCGGGTTCGGTACGTTGTGGCGTCTCTTCGCGACGATTTGCTCTCCGTGGCTTGGGATCAGGGCTGTAAGGCGGTGGCATACGACCCATACAACGCGGCACAACTAGGCGACGAGCTATCAGAGAAGGGCCTAGAGGTGCTC